TAACATTCGGACTAGCGTACGGAGAAGCACCATTCTCGTTCGCACCTAAATACAACATGACAATCCAAGAAGCAGAGAAACTATTCGATGACTACTTCAAGAACAAACCGAAGATTAAAACGTACATTGATGAAACGAAAGAGCAAGCTAGACAGACGGGATATATCTCTTGTATGCAAGGTTTCACTCGTAACTTACGAGATGTGTATTCACAGGATAAACAGAAACGTAATGGTGCGTTACGTCAGTCTGTAAATACACAGGTACAGGGATCGGGTGCATTCTTAACGAATAACTCGTTAATCTACATCAACAACATTATTGAGAAGCAGGGATTACGTTCTCGTATCGTTCTAACTGTACACGATAGTATTGTTATAGATTGCCCACCTGAAGAAATTCACATCATGGCTCATGTCGGTAAAACAGTCATGGAAAACTTACCGATCCCTTGGTTAAACATCGAGTGGAAAGGTGAAACAATCCGATTCCCTATTACGGCAGATGTAGAGATTGGTACAACATACAACGATATGGTTAACTACGACAAGGACGAGCTAAACACGTTCCAAAAAGTAGAGAACTACTGTAAGTACCACATGGACTTAAAGAGCGTTAAGCATTACATGGAGTCAGGTGTCATCACAAAAGAGAAAGCAAAAGAGCTAAAGGCTACGATTGAATCCAAAAAACAAGCGTACCAAACGGCTGTATAATTTCTGTAACTTTTTGTTGACACACAGAATAGGATAGTGTAATATACTAAGAGAAGAGACAAGCAGTTTCTTCTCTTTAGTTTAAAGGATAGAGGTGAGAGTATGTGCTAGATGTTAAAGTTGACAGCATAGATTTTCAGGAGCTTAGAATCATTGATGAAAACGGAGAGTATATCATGTTCGACATGCGAGAAGAGTTAAAGGTGAATGAAGCCAACCTTCTCCAAGAAATGTTACATCAACCTTCGAAGTACATCTATTGGTCTTCTATTCTTGAAAAAATCAAATTCTTCCAAGAGAAGACAGAAATGCAGTTAGAGCTTGTGGTTGCTAAGTTTGATTCCGAAGCACGAGAGGAAATCAAGAAGAACGGGGACAAGCCTACAAAGGATAGCGTAGATGCTTACATAAAACAAAAGCAAGAGTACGTAACGGCAAGAGAGCAGTGTCACTACTACGAATACATTGCAGGAAGACTTGCACGGATCGTAAAAGCATTTGAACAACGTAAAGATATGTTACAGTCTTATGGTAAGCAAATTGCCGAGGATAAAACATACGGAGCAGGAGCAGGTTCTCGTATTGAGCAGACACCATTCCCTGCACCACAACAAACGCAATATTGGGGAGGTCATCAATAATGTTAGAAGGAATTAAAAAAGCGTTCACGGCTACTTCATATGAACCTGAGCAAGCACCTGTAGAAGTTAACCCAATTGACGATGCAGTAGCTGCTAAACTAGGTTATAAAGTAGCAGAAGGTCAATACAAGGAGTTACGGATTGATTTAGAGACTGGTGACGTATTCGTACTTGATGAATTACTTGTCGATACACCACCTGAGTTCTCAAAGGATATTTTCCTAGTAAACTTAATGGCAGACTATGCGAACGCTAACGGAATACAACTTCCGAAGTGGACGAACGAACCATTAAAGATTGCAAAAGCCGTAGCGGATTGGGAACCACAAAATTAAAAAAAAAAAATAGTCTCTAACTCATAAAAAACACTAGACATATGATATAATATATGTTAGACTGTTTATAGAGTTAAAAATTAAGAGATAACTAGGAGGAATTAATAGTATGTCATTTGCTGATATCATTAACCAAGAACACAAGAACTTAGAACAAAATAGCGGTAACGACAAAGTTGAGTACCCGAAAACGAAACAAAAGCGTTTATTCTTCGAACAGAACCAACGTGAGGTAATTATCCAAGTGTTACCTGATGCTGCTATGGTAGGTCACTTCTTCGTTCCGATCCGTAAAGTATACTTAACTGCTAAAAGCTCTAGTGGTAAAGATGTTAATTCTAACTTCGTGTTAGACGCTGATCCTAACCCAGGTTCATTGTTAGAGCAAAAGATTACTGAGTGGGCAGGATTAGGTATTATCCCTAACGGTTACGGTGGACAAGCATCACCAAGACGTACATACCTAGTAAACGCAGTACGCATCATTCAAGACCCTGTATCACAACAATGGGTACAAGAACGAGATGCAAATGGTCAGTTAGCAACACGAGTATTCGAAATGACACAATCTGCTTTCGCTAACTATGCAGAGAAGTTAAAAAATCCGTTATTAAATACGACAGGTTCAGGAATGTCATTCATGGACATTAACCGTCCAAACCCAATCCAAATTACTAAGCCTGAGAGAAACAGTAACTCTAAGGAGTACAAGGTAGATGTGTACAGTAGCATCGTCTTACCTCCATTAGGTGCAGGTTGGGAAAATACATTAGAGGACTTACAAGCACAAGCAGTTCCTACAGAGCGCTTAGTGAATGGTGATAAATGGGTACAAGCTTTCATCGACATGAAAGAAGGTCGTAAGCCAAACCAAGGTAATGCAGGAGCACAACCAACTGCACCACAACCTACATCTAATCCATTCGGATCGTTCCCTGGTCAAACTGGACAACCAGTAGCACCACAACAACCAATGGGACAACCTGTAGGACAACCGATGGGACAACCTGCTCCAATGCCAGGATATCCTGCACAACCAACGGCTCCAATGCCTACATACCAACCACAGGGACAACCAGCGCCAATGCCTAGTTACACGGCACCTGCACCACAAC